CGCTATTTTTACACAAAAACTAAATGCATCCGGTTCTAAAATGCATGTATTAGTTTACCCTATCTATGTATAAAAATATTATTTCAGTTTTAAAGGTGACTGCTTTGCGGAGAAGAATATCTTTTTGTTATGTTCACACCTCTCTAGGTTATGATCACGCCTAGAACGCTTCTAAAGGTTTTATCTTTTTTTATTATTTTGATTTTAAAATGTACAATTAAGATTAAACATTAAAATTTCAATTAATAATACTGTTGACAATAATTCTATATCTATCAATATCTTATACTGATCTCTGAATCTTTTCATAATCATTAGTTCCAATCATTTTAATATATTCTGCATTCATAATTCTTACATCATAAAAATGTTGTTCATATAATGTTTCTGAATTGATTTTATTTATTATATTTCTCTTGATTTTTGATTTGATACTATACTTATTAGATAAAAATAATTATAACTCAAGATATTATTTAAGTTTATTTTTTAATCTCATCATAGGTTCATAAATCTCTAAACCTTTCCTACTTTGCATAGGATCAAAAACTGACCTTTTGACTTGTAAATAAACATTATATTATCTTTGTTATATTTAAAAATATCTAGTACTTTTCTCAATATTGTATTCATTAGGTACATTTTATACAAATAAATTTAAAAATAACTTTGTACACATTCTTGAAATTCCAATTACCCTCCCATTTTGGATATAAAAATACTTAGATAAGAAATTTACACATTACATATCTTCATGAATCAAGGGTTTTACTTCTTTAATTAGATTATTATCATCTGGTTTATATTATACATTATTGGGTTATCCAAATACATATAATTTATACCTATTAAGATTAACCTTAGAGAATATTAATGTATCATCTCCTAAGAAACATCCTAATGTTGATCTATAATCAATACCACTTTTTACTAATTTTTATAAATGTCTAATTATTGAAATTATGGTATTTCCTAATGTTGTTTCCTATGGATTTCCACTGAATGTTTTTGAATTACTACTAACCAATAAAATAGTATCTTTGGTTTATTTATTGTTCTTTTGAGTTATTTTTAGATTTCTTGTTTAATTTAGTAACTAAGGATTACATTATTGTATCATGTTACATGCTTCACCATCATTTTTTGCATATATATAATGAATATTAGAGTCTATTATATTACGGAATCCGTTCATTAACATCTCATGCATCCATATAGTTATGTGTGCATCATTTGCACTTGCATCATACTCACATGTGTCTACTATATGAATTAGTTGATTGATAATATTTTTCATCTCTATATCATTGAATCCTGATAACATTTGTATGTGTTTGCTATTTTTAAGTGCTTTTTTCAATGCCAATAATAATATCGCATTAAAATAAGGTCCTAAAAGATTAGCGTTATTTACTATTCCTCTCGGATATGAATCTTCTGGATTTCCTAATAATTCTACTTAATATTCATTTTATTTATTGATAAATTCTGATGTAGCTATATCCTTCTTATAACATGATCTTACGAAATCTCTATATTTAGCAGATTTCTTAGAATCAAATTTTGCATCTCTGACTTATTTCTCATAACTTCCTATTTCTTGAATTGCATCTTATAAATAATTATCCATATGTTTAAATAAAATCTCACATATGTCTGTAAAAAACCTGTCTTATACCCTTCGGGCAGGTGTTTTTATCTCTTGATTGGCTGCCCCATTTAATCTTACTTACATGGCGGCAATGGTGGAATTTGAATCTCCATCCCAGGCATATGCATTAAGCCCACTACGGATGTAATTATCATGTCTTTAAGTTCCACATGATATTGATATTTCTGATAGGGATTTTTCTTCATCTACACATTCCATATTTTGTTCCTTTACTACTATTTCTTTTTGTTTTAGAACCTTGAAATTAGTGAATACTGGTTTTATTTTCTTGTCTATTCTTGACACAAACATACCATCTTTGAATGTTTCTTCTTTACCTACTGGAGTATTAGATTTATAAGTATATTTAGCAGGATTTTCTATTTTCTGATTTATATCAATTATGTGCTTTTTAGTATCTAAAATTACTTTCTCTATTTGATTATCTAATTTTAAACCATCTATAGTTGATATACTCTTTTCTACTAGATTTCCTTTTACTTCTTTATCTTCTACTTTTTCTTCTTTTAATTGATTACAGAATAAATACTAATATATTTTCTCATATTTATATAAATCATCAGTTCTTTTAACTTTACTCATTTTATTCATATAAACTTCATTTAATAAGAATTCTCTGGTTTTTGCATACATTAGACTTCTCT